AAGTTTTTTGAGTTGATTGTGCCTATCGCCACATTCTTGACTGGTACACTTTCAGGTATCATGTTGGCTGGCGGCTCAAAAGAAGAAACAGAAGCTAAAATGGCTTTGATGAAACAAGCAAGTGAAAATCAAATTCAAGCGGCTAAAGCAAATGTTCAACCGCCTGCACCTGTTGCACCAGTATCATCATTCAATTCATTTTCTTCACCATCAACGCAAATGGGTGGGATGGGTTCCCAAATGGGAATGGGTTCCAGAGTCGAACCAACATTTGCATCGTCTGAAGTAATGACAGGTTTCGGCGGAAAACTTGCACCACCTCCAGCACACCAACCAGAACTTTAAAAGGAAAACCAAATGGCAACAAAACCAACAATGAATGACAATCTCAATGCCGCAGTAACGGAAGCGATTGCAGATCAGATGACCGGTAAAAAATGGTATTACAGTAAAACATTTTGGACAAATATTGTGGCAGGTCTAGCCGTAATTGGTCAAGCCAGTTATGGATTTGTTTTGCCCGTTGAATATCAAATGTTAGCATTGAGTTTTATCAACATGGGTCTACGTAAAATTTCAACAGGTGAAGTTACTTGGTAAAAGGAATAACAACATGAAAAAAATTATCACTATCATTTCTCTTGCACTAGCAACAACATTTGCATTTGGTGTAGAAAAAGAAAAAGTTTGCATCGATAAAATGACTAAAGATGGAAAGCCAGTTTTAGATAAAGCAGGTAAGCCACAACAAGAATGTAAGGAAATCAAGGTTCACAAGAAACTTGAAGGTACTAAAGTTCCAGAAAAGAAATAAAATGGCAACTACAACGGAAAGACTTGGTATCGTAGAGACCAGGGTGGAAAACCTTAACGAAAAACTCGACCACCTTAAAGTTGATGTTAAGGAGATGCACGATTGTCTCGACAAAACACGTGATGAGTTGAAGGCTGATCTTGACAAAATGTATGGTGCTTCATGTGACCAACATGCCGCTTTGGCCAAGGATCTTTCCGAATTGAAAAAATTAAAAGAGAAGTGGACCTACATGATTGCCGGTGGCATTGGTGTGGGTGGTTGGATTGCAGGACATTCCGATAAGATTTTATCACTTCTCAGTTAATTACCAAAACTGGCCTTGCACTCCAGTAAAAAGTGTGCTACAATAACAGAACTCTACATTATATTACTTCGTTATGTCTGTTTTCATTGACCGTAAATACCTCAAACTGCTTTCACCGAAATTAAACAGGTTTTCCCAAAAAAAGGAAGACCTGTATAATTTCCGGTGTCCGTTCTGTGGCGACTCACAGAAACACCTCCATAAAGCCCGTGGTTATGTTTACCGCAAAAAGAATGACTACTTCTATAAGTGTCAGAATTGTGGTATTGGTCATACAATGTATAACTTCATTAACCTACTCGATTCAAATATGATTAAAGAGTATGCAATGGAGAGATACACCAATAAAGATACAGCCAATTCATCTCCAAAAAAGCTGGAGAACACAGAATTAAAATTTGAAGCACCTGTATTCAAAAAGAAACCAAAAGGTCTTAACCTACCAAAAATTATCGACCTACCAAAGGATCACTATGCCGCACAGTATTGCATAGGACGAAAAATTCCAGAAGCTACATATGATAATCTATACTATGCTAATGACTTCAAAGCATTTATCGATGAGTTACTTCCAGACCACGATAAAGATTTGAAAGAAGATGATCCAAGACTTATTATTCCGTTTTACGACATCGATGGCTCTTTATTAGCCGTGCAGGGTCGTTCACTCCGTGATTCAAAGATTCGTTATATTACAATTAAGATAGCAGAAGAAAGTGTTAAGATATTTGGGTTGGATAGAGTAAATAAAGGAGAAAAAGTTTATGTTACTGAGGGTCCTATAGACTCTCTTTTTCTCCCTAATGCGGTTGCTACTGCTGATGCAAATTTAGCAAATGCAGTTAATTATATACCGAGAGATAAGTTGGTTCTAGTGTTTGATAATGAACCTAGAAACAAAGATATTTGTAAGTTAATGGACAAGGCAATTGAAAATCATTTTGCAATTTGTATTTGGCCTGAAATGATGCAAGAAAAAGATATCAATGATATGATTCTATCTGGATTCACCAGTGATGAAATTGTTGATATTATAAACAAGAACACCTTTGTGAATTTGAGAGCAAAGATGGAATATATTCAATGGAAGAAAGTATGAACGTAAAATTAATTAATTATTCACAAAGTCCGGATGGAATGAACTTACTTGAACAGGTGGCTTTTGCCGCACGTGTATCGAATCCAACCAATCAAAACAATTCAGAGACTGCTGAGAAGTTGGTGCGTTACTTGATTAAGCACCAGCATTGGTCGCCACTGGAGATGGTCTCCGTGTGCATGGAGATTGAAACCACACGTGATATTGCGAGACAGATTCTCCGTCACCGTAGTTTTGCATTCCAAGAATTTAGCCAACGTTATGCTGATGCATCACAACTAGGTTTTGAACTTCGTGAAGCACGTATACAAGATTTGAAGAATCGTCAGAACTCAATTGAAAATGATAACCATGCGCTTGCCGCTTGGTGGGAAACTTATCAGAAAAAAGTTATTGAAGTTGCTTCTGATGCATACAAATTTGCATTAGAAAAAGGAATTGCAAAGGAACAAGCACGTGCTGTTCTACCAGAAGGAATTACTGGCTCACGTATGTACATGAACGGAACTCTGCGTTCTTGGGTACACTATATACAGCTCCGATCCGGTAACGGAACACAAAAAGAACACCGTGAAATTGCTTTAGCATGTGCTGATGCAATTGAACCAATTTTTCCAATGATTAAGGAATATATTAATGTACAATGATGTAGTTAAGTTTATTGAAGCATGTGACCAAGAAAAGACATTAGATAATGTTAAATTATATGATAAACTTATTCGAGAAGAATATGATGAATATGTTGGTGCGATATTAACGAAAGATGAAGTAGAAACACTCGATGCATGTATGGACATGATTTGGGTTATTCTAGGTTATTGTTACATGAAAAATTATGATGTTGCTGGCGCATGGAATGAAGTTGCCAGATCAAATCTAGATAAAATTGATCCAGTAACAGGTAAAGTTAAAAAACGTGAAGATGGTAAAGTGATGAAACCCGAAGGTTGGAAACCACCGCAACTAGAAAACTTTGTAAAATAATAAGGAAAAAATATGGAATATATGGGTATCAAAATAGACCTGGAAAAGGATAAACTATTTGATGAATTAGGTATTAAGCGATTGAAAGAATCGTACATGCGTGATGATGAAACATCACCACAACAGAGGTTTGCATACGTATCGGCATCTTTTGGTTCCAATCCAGAACATTCTCAGCGTTTGTATGATTATGCCTCAAATCATTGGCTTAGCTACAGTACTCCAATTCTTAGCTATGGTCGTTCTAAGCGTGGACTACCTATTTCATGCTTTCTTAACTATGTTGAAGATACTGCGGAGGGTCTAGTTGATAATCTTTCTGAAACTAATTGGCTGTCTATGTTTGGCGGCGGTGTTGGCATCGGCTTTGGGATACGTTCTGCGGATGATAAGAGTACTGGGGTTATGCCTCACCTCAAGATTTACGATGCCTCTAGTCTTGCGTATCGTCAAGGACGCACTCGCCGTGGCTCTTATGCTGCCTACCTCGATATTAGTCATCCTGATCTTATTCCCTTTTTAGAAATGCGGAAGCCAACGGGTGATCCAAACGTCCGTTGTTTGAATCTACATCACGGTATCAACATCACCGATGACTTCATGCAAATCATTGAAAAGTGTATGGTTGATCCAACTGCTAATGATGATTGGGAATTAAGAGACCCACATTCAGGTGAAGTTCGTGAAGTTGTGTCTGCTAAACATCTTTGGCAACAAATTCTTGAACTCCGTATGCACACGGGCGAACCATACATTCATTACATCGACACAAGTAATCGTGGACTTCCACAATTCTTAAAAGATAAAGGTTTGAAAGTACACCAATCAAATCTTTGTTCTGAAATTATTCTTCCTACAAATGAAGAAAGAACTGCTGTATGTTGTTTATCATCTTTGAACTTGGAGTATTATGATGATTGGAAAGATAGTGAACTATTTCTTCGGGACGTGGCTGAGATGCTCGATAACGTCTTGCAGTATTTCATTGATAATGCTCCTGATAGCATATCACGTGCAAGATACAGTGCTAGTCGTGAGCGGAGTATCGGTGTTGGTGCTTTGGGCTTTCACGCATTTCTCCAGAAAAACAACGTTGCATTCGAAGGAGTAATGGCGAAAGTATTAAACAATAAGATTTTTAAACACATTAGAGGTAAACTAGATGAAGCGAATCTTCAACTCGGTACTGAACGTGGTGAAGCGCCCGATGCCGTGGGCTCTGGCCAGCGTTTCAGTCATCTTATGGCTATTGCTCCAAATGCTTCTTCGTCTATCATTATGGGAAATACTAGCCCTAGTATTGAGCCTTATCGTGCTAACGCTTACCGTCAGGACACTTTATCTGGCTCATTTTTGAATAAGAATCGTTGGCTTGATAAAGTAATTAGAGAAAAATTAAAATTGCAAGAAGGAATGGATTCTGGCACCTATGCTGATACATGGTCTTCAATTATTGCCAATGATGGTTCAGTACAACATTTAGATTGGATGGACGAACACACTAAAGAAGTGTTTAAGACTTCAATGGAAATTGACCAACGTTGGGTAATTGAACATGCGGCAGACCGTCAAGTTTATATTGACCAAGCACAATCATTGAATGTGTTCTTTAGACCAGATTCGCATATCAAATATATACATGCTATTCACTTCTTAGCATGGAAAAAAGGAGTTAAAACTCTTTACTATTGCCGTTCAGAAAAATTAGCAAAGGCTGATAAAGTCTCTAAAAGAATTGAACGTGATGTAATTAAAGAACTTGATATGACAGCACTTGCTGGTGGTAATGACTGTATCGCCTGCGAAGGTTAAAAATGCTAGAAACAATCTGCGATATTATGGTAGATGCATACAAGCGGAATTGGATTACAAGTCGTGATGGTAATGTGAGTATTCGCCATCACGACCGTGACCATTTTTATATTACACCAAGCGGTGTTCGCAAACAAACTCTACAACCAGATCAATTTAAAAAAATAGGTGTAAGCAAAAACTATCGAGGTGAACCATTTCATACAATTTTACCTTACACCGATATTAGTGAAAAATTAAACCCCAGTGGTGAATTACCCCTTCATTTTGGCTTACAAAAAAAGATGGGTCAACATAGTGGTGATGTTAGAGTTGTTGTGCATGTACATCCAACTTATTGTGTTGCGGCAATGCACGCCGGTATTGATTTAAGTACAATAAGTAATGCATTTCCGGAACTTAATCGTTATACGAAAGTTGCAAGTAATGTTGGTGATGTGCCTCCTATCAGTCAAGAACTTGCAAATCAATGTTTCGAAAACCTAAAATTGGATAATTACGGTAACATTTCTTATGACATTGTTGGTATCAAAGGACACGGCGTTGTGGCTATTGATACAAGTCCATGGCGTGCATTTGAACACATCGAAAGATTGGAACACATTTGCAAAATTGTTTTGGCGTCAGGTAAAAAATGTCACACATAATTGCAAATTTACCACCAGTAAAATGTTTTGTTCGGAAAGAGTTCCTTTATGATTTTGAAAAGGGATTCGATGAACTTGTTCCTTGCTGGTGGATAAGTATTAAATCTCTGAGGGGTCAAGCCTTCCGTATTGAATCTTATCTGAATGAATATGGTGCGCTTTATGATAAGTTACCAATTAGTGCATACTGTTGGAAACCAATTGAAGGTGAGCCGTTATCATTAGATTATCTACAACTATGGGACAGTTTAAGTTATGATATCACAGTATTGAAGAAAGCCCAACTTCAATCTATGAAATGTAAATTTAAATTAAAAAATGGTAGTTGGATGTATGGTGAATATATGTTCACTGTAGATTCGGCTCATCCAGATTTTAATGTGATAGATACTGGTTTCTCTGAGGATGTTGAGGACCATAAATCTTATAATTTCATTAAATGTGACAATGGCCAGTTTGCATGTCAGCCGAACAACAGAATGATTGTGTTTGAACCATCTAGTAATCCCCGTGAATTAAAATATCCGGATTTTAAAGTATCAACCAAAAGATGGTCTGTTGAAACCGAAGCCAAATGGTCTCTCGGTGATACCGACACTTACATGTACGAACGAAAAGAAACAAAAACTTAATGTTAGAATTAATTTACTTACTCATAGCAACACATATTACAATACTATGCGTTACAATTTACTTACACAGAGGGCAAGCACACAAAGGACTCGAATTTCATCCAATACTAGAACACTTCATGCGGTTTTGGCTCTGGCTGACAACAGGAATGGTTACGAAACAATGGGTAGCAATACACCGCAAACATCACAGGTTTAGTGACAAAGAAGGTGACCCACACAGTCCTCACGTTTTTGGATTTTGGAAAGTTTTATCCAAAGGTGCATTATTATACAATGATGCGGCCAAAGATAAAGACATGATTAACACATATGGTGTCGGAACACCTGATGATTGGATAGAACAGAATGTATACAGCAAGCATTCTCGTTTGGGAATTATTTTGCTATTGGTTGTAAATTTATTATGCTTTTCTTGGTGGGGTCTGTTAATTTGGGCAATCCAAATGCTTTGGATTCCATTTTGGGCCGCAGGTGTGGTAAACGGCATAGGTCACTGGTTTGGCTATCGCAATGGTGAAACAAAAGATCAAAGTTGTAATATCAGCCCCATTGGTATTATAATTGGTGGAGAAGAACTACATAATAATCATCATTTGAACCCTGCAAATCCAAAAATGAGCAGGCGTTGGTTTGAACTTGATATGGGTTGGTTATATATAAGATTCTTTAGTATATTGGGATTAATTAAAATTAAACAGGAGCAAAAATGAAAAAACTATTATTAACATTATTATTCGTACCGTTAGTTGTATTTGCACAAAAAGAAAAAAGTGGTGTAACTTATGATGCGGTATTGACAAGAGTTGTGGATGGTGATACAGTAGCATTCCAAGCCAACTGGTTGCCTGATCCTTTGAAAAAGGAATTGAGTGTACGTGTTTTCGGTGTTGATACACCTGAGAAAGGTCACCGTGCAAAGTGTCCAAGTGAAGATGCCCGTGGTCAAGCCGCAACAGCATTCACGAAAGCACAAATCAATGCGGCACAAAAACGTCAAATCATTTTGATGGATTGGGACAAGTATGGTGGTCGAGTATTGGGTGACGTTTTACTCGATGGTAAAAGTTTAAGACAAATGTTAATAACAAATGGTTTCGCACGTGAATATTACGGTGAAGCCAAAACCTCATGGTGCTAATTATATGAAAAAGATTTTAAGATTTACGGCATCTTGGTGCCAACCTTGCAAGAACCTAGCTAAACAATTGGAAGAAATTGATACGGGTCTTCCAATTGAAGTGATCGACATTGATGTTGACACAGAATTAGCAATGGATTATGGTATTCGTTCAGTTCCAACATTAGTCATTCTTGACGAAAATGTGGAAGTTAAGAGAATGACTGGTTTAGTGACAAAAGAAATTTTGAAGAATTGGATTGAAGCATGATTAAAAAGACCGCTTCTAGACTAACGGATGATAGAAACAATTTTAAACCTTTCAATTATCCTTGGGCTTATGATGCATGGCTAAAGCATGAACAGTCACATTGGCTTCATACAGAAGTTCCAATGGCTGAAGATGTGAAAGATTGGAAAAAGAAGTTAACGGAAGAAGAAAAACGTTTCTTAACAAATATCTTCCGCTTCTTTACACAGGGTGATGTTGACGTTGCTGGTGGTTATGTAAGGAATTATCTTCCTTATTTCCCACAACCAGAAGTTCGAATGATGTTGATGGGTTTTGCCGCACGTGAAGCACTTCACATTGCCGCTTACTCACATTTGATTGAAACACTAGGCTTACCTGAAACAACATACAATCAATTCTTGGATTACCAAGAAATGAAAGACAAGCATGATTATGTTTTAGATATTGCAAGCAAAAATGGAACAAAGGAAAATACTGCACGCCACATCGCCGTGTTCAGTGCTTTTACTGAAGGTATGCAGTTATTTTCCTCCTTCGTTATGTTATTGAATTTCCCACGCACCGGTAAGATGAAGGGTATGGGACAGATTGTAACTTGGTCTATTGTTGATGAGACAATGCATGCCGAGAACATGATGAAATTATTCAAAACATACATAAGCGAGAATCAAGAAATCTGGAATGATGAATTAAAATCATCTATCTACACTATTGCTGAACGCATGGTTGAATTAGAAGATAAATTTATTGATTTGTCATTTGGTGTCAGTGAAATGGAAGGTCTCACAGCAGACGATTTGAAAAAATACATCCGTTACATTGCTGACCGCAGATTGATTGGTCTTGGTATGAAGGGTATCTTTAAAGTCAAACGCAATCCATTACCATGGGTTGAGGAGATGATTAATGCACCTACGCATACCAACTTTTTTGAGAATCGTGCAACAGACTATGCCAAAGGTGCCACATCAGGAGACTGGGGTGACGTTTGGGCATAAAATAAGAAGGATAAAAAATGTCTGAAAAAATTATAACAGCAGAATGTGAAAATTGTGAATCGACTTGCGAAATTGCATTTGAAGAAGATTATGTATCAGATGAATCACCAACGTATTGCCCATTCTGCGGTGAAAGAATCGAAATCCTAGATGAATCATATATAGATGATGAGGACTTCGATGAGAATGATGAATGGGACAAATAAATTGGTTATACAACAATAAAGACTTTACAGAAGAAGATGTGGGTGATAATTATGGCTTTGTCTATATTATCACTCATTTAACTACAGGTAGAAAATATATTGGTAAGAAGTTTTTTTACTCTATGAGGACAAAAGTACTTAAAGGTAAAAAGAAAAGGTATAAAACACAATCGGACTGGCAAACATATTACGGATCTAGTGCCGAGTTGCAAAATGATGTTATACTCCATGGTAGAGAAAACTTTAAGAGAGAAATATTACATCTTTGTAAATCAAAAGGTGAATGTGGTTATCTTGAAGCTAAAGAGCAGTTTGACCGTAGTGTATTGGAATCTAACGATTACTACAATGCATGGATTATGGTCAAAGTGAGAAAGTCACATATTAAGGCATTCAATGAGAGAATTCTTACAACAATTAAAGAATAACGAATTTGATGGAATTAACTTCTATCGAAATGATGATGGAGATTTGGAATTTTCACAGTTTCAACTTAAAAACCCAGGTGAAAAAATTGGCGGAACAGAATTAGGTGACTACTTTGATATTATCATTGTGCAAGACGATCCACCAAAAATGCCAGAGCGGTTTCAAGCAATATTGACTTCACCGATAGATTATATTGGTCGTATGGCAGAAGATGGTTTTTATGGTGTCGTTACAAAATTTACCACAACATCGAAAGAAGTTATGGATAATATTATGGCTGGTATGGAAGATGAGACTTTTGAATATATTAAAGATTATGAAAAGGAAATGAAAAATGTTTGATAAGTATGAATTAAAAGAAATTTTGTCCAATAGTGTATCCACAGTTGTGTTTACCAAAATTGACGGTACAGAACGTGAAATGAAATGTACACTTTTACCGGAATATCTACCTACACAACCTGTTGTTGAGGGACAACAGTTGCTAACAGAAGGCTTGACAAGAGCAGAGAATCCTAATACACTCTCTGTGTGGGACATGGAAAGCAATGGTTGGCGTTCTTTCCGTCTCGATTCTGTAAAGGCTGTAAATACGCATGAGACACGCATCCGTTAAAGATTTTGAAAAAGCATTGTCTGGTGGAGAACCATCATGGAAAACCGGACAAACATCATTATCTTCCGCATTAAACTGGTACAATTACCATTCCGATTCCAAAGAAAGTAAGAAGTTCACACTTTCTTATTTGAGAGAAATCGGTGCATCTAAAAAAGACATCGAACTAATTGAAAAGAATCCAGAGGCTGAATTTCAGAATCTAGGTTTTGTTTGTCGCATGAAACTTAGAGGTGCACCTTTAACGGAAAAGAATGAGGAATGGATCAATTCGTTTATTAAAAGACTAAAGTTGAATACTGTGCCTGTAGTAAAGGTTGAAGAAGTTAAACCAACTAAAGTTGTTTCAATACAGGAACGTGTCGCAGAAAAGACCCGTGAATATATTGGTGAAATCGAAGGTTCAATCGATGAGTGTTTTGCCACCAAGAATTTCAAAACAACATTTAAACCATATGAGTTGATGAAAGCCTTAGATATCAAAGGTGCTCATACCAGATTCATTATTCCAGTTTACACTAATAAATTGACCGAGATAGAAAATGCATTAAAAGGTAAAGATAAAGACCTTATTGAAGGATATTCATATCTTAAAAAATCTGAATTAAAAGATTATGCTAATTTATTAAAGACTATTATTGACGATTGTGCTAAGATTGCACATACATCAAAAGTCTCACGTGCGCCTAGGAAGAAAAAGGCAAAGCCCGTTGATAAGATTATCGAAAAACTTCAATTCAAAAAGGAAGATAATGAACATAAGGTCGCTTCTATTAATCCTGTTGATATCATCGGTGCTACACAGTTGTGGGTATTTAATACCAAAACAAGAAAACTCGGTTGCTACAATGCCACCGATGCTGGTGGATTAAATGTTAGGGGTACCACACTGATTAACTTCAACGAAGAAACTTCCACACAAAAAACTATCCGTAAACCCGAAGTTGTTTTACCTGCCACACTAAAAGCTGGTAAAGTTGCACTACGGAAAACATTAACCGATATAAATGCGGTTGAACAGGCCTTGACAGGTCGTATTAATTCTGATACAATATTACTCAGAGTAATTAAATAAGGTATATTATGATTCTTGTTGACTTAAACCAGGTTTTACTGGCAGGTCTTATGGTCCAAATTTCTGGCCAGAAAAATGTGAAACTCGAAGAAGATTTGATTCGCCACTTAGCATTGAACATCCTGCGTGGTCACATTAAACAATTTCGCCATGAATATGGTGAGGTTGTGCTGTGCTGTGACAATAAAAAATACTGGCGCAAAGAATTCTTTCCATTCTACAAAGCTGGACGTAAAAAAACCCGTGAGAAGTCTGATTTAGACTGGCACTTGATTTTCGACATTCTTGGTAAAATCAAACAAGAACTAAAAGATAACTTTCCATATCGTGTTATTGATGTTGATGGTGCAGAGGCCGATGATATTATTGGAACACTGACACCAATCTATTCACAGACAGAGAAAGTATTAATTCTCTCAAGTGATGGTGACTTCCTACAACTTCAGATGTGGGGTAAGAATGTTAAGCAATATAATCCAACACAAAAGAAATTTATCACTTCTAAAAACCCACTAGAAGAACTCAAAGCAAAGATTATCGGTGGTGATCGTGGTGATGGCATTCCAAACATCCTATCACCAGGTGATACATTCGTCCGAGAAATCCGTCAAAAGGTTATGACAGAAGCCAGACTCACTACTTTCATGTCTGCAAACTATGGTGAATATGAAGATGAGACTGCACGTATCGGTTTCTCCAGAAATCAAACTTTAATTGATCTCCGTAATATTCCATCAGATATTAAAAATTCAATTATTGATACATATAATAATACAACGCCGGCCCCACGTTCTAAGTTAATACCTTACTTCATGGCCAAGAAACTTAAAAATTTGATGGATGTAATAGAGGAATTCTAATGAGAAAAAATATTTATGAAGTGTTTGATGAATTTGCAAAAGTAGATTCAAAACAAGATAAGATTAATGTACTTGCTAATAATTGGACACCAACACTAAAGTTGGTACTTCAGTTAGCATATCGACCAGAGATGGAATGGAAGTTTAAAGATTATCCAGCGAGATATAAGAAACCAGATACAAAACCTGGAATCTCTTACGCTTCACTTGATACTGAACTTAAACGACTTTACATGTTCCGTGTTGGTAATGAAACCGCCGAGAAATTGACAACAAAACGTGCAGAAGAAATTCTTATGGTTTTGTTAGAGTCTCTCGAACCCCGTGAAGCGGATATTGTTATTGGTATTTTTAAGAAAGACCTGGGTGTTAAAGGATTAACATTAAAGTTTATTCGTGAAAACATTCCAGATGTGTTATAAACTACGGAGATAGAAGTGGGTAAATTTGTTGCTAAGTATCGTCCATACGAAGATGATTCGGATGATTATGATACAAAAACATATAATAATAAAAAACGCAAAAAAGAATCAGCAGAATTTCGAAAAATGCGTCAGAGACACCGAGATGAAGAACCAGTCGGTTATGAATATGTAGATAGACGTTACAGCAAATATAATCGCTAGTTGTAAAAATACAACAGCATACTTGACATTATCTGTGAAACTGTTATAATAGTATTATTCGTTTTGGAGATATTTTATGATGATTTATGTAAGACAGGGAAAATCTAAGCCTAAACTCAAACCAAAAAAAGAACGTGATGAGTATGAGGCTTGGTTAACTAAACATAGAACCCCATTTACGGTGAAAAAAGACACCTTTCAGCCGTTACAGTATTCTTTGGATGCACCTGCGGGTCGATCCACAACTAAACACATAAAATCATTGGACACAGGCGGTGTTGCACCTGCGGCCATTCGTAAAGTATATACCGGAACTAAAATCCTTGGTATTGGAACACTACACAAATCAAATGCAGTTCCAGTATTCTCGGATGAAGAAGCACAAGATATAGCAAGAATGCGGAGATAATATGAAAATCGTAGTAAAGTTACCAAAACCAGTTTGTCGTACACCAATCAAGCCTGCACAAAAACACAGACTTGACACTCAGTACGTTCGTCAACCAAAGCACCGTCTAAAGGATGCAAATTATGCCTAATGAAAAAGATTTGAAAGAAATCACCGAACGTCTGGAGGCAATGAGTTATGAAGAAGTTATGGACACATTGATGCAGATTGAAATTGTGGTGGCCGAAAAACGCAACAAAATTGTATTATCGGAGCACGATAATGTCCAATAAACTCAATAGACTCGTAGAATTGTTGATTGATGCTGATCCTGAGTTGGCAAATGACATTTATTTTGCACTTGATGAAAAATTAGTGAAAAAACCTTATTCCTTTGACGCACTCAATGATGTTATGAATACATGGGTCAAACCGGCACAAAAAACTTACGGTTCTTTCACTATCGAAGACGCCGGAGACGGCTCAGGTGACGGAATTTTGACTTTTCCTGAAGGATTTTGTGATGAATACGGATGGAAAGAAGGAGATGTACTAAATCTCGAAGTTTCCGAAGAAAAAACTCTAATTATTACGAAAAAAGAATAATTTTTACTGATTTGTGTTAATAAAACAACACAACACTTGACTTTTTGTGTGGTCATAGTATAATACATACTATAAATTCACAAGGAAACTTATGTTAGTTGAATCAAAATCAAATCTAGCCCGCCTAATGGCTACTGAAAATCTGATGGTTGAACAAAAGCACGTTCAAACTGCCTATTTCGACTTAAAAAATCGTGTTTTGGTTGTTCCCATTCTTGACGGCAACCTTTCTCCAGAATTATATGACCTTTTGCTTGGCCATGAAGTTGGTCATGCACTGGAAACACCAGAAGAAGGTTGGCACAATTCTGTTATCAACCTCAAAGTAAATCGTTCCATTCTGAATGTTTGTGAAGATGTACGCATTGAGAAAAAAATCAAACGCAAATTTCCAGGTATCCGTGTTTCCTTTGTTAAAGGTTACCGTGAACTGATGGACCGTGATTTCTTTGGTGTCAAAGATAAAGACCTCAACGAATTGAATTTCATTGACCGTATCAATTTGCACTCCAAGAGTGGTGCAATCCATGCCATCGAATTTGATAATGAAGAATATGAACTTCTAAAAGAAGTTGAACAGACTGAATCGTTTGATGATGTTATTGAGGTTGCTAAAAAAATTGAAGCATTCATGCGTGAGCAACTCAAAGAACAGAAACAAAGCATCACATTTAAAATTCAACAAGGATCAGAAGAAGATGGTGGAGAAGCACAAAGTCCACAAGTGAATAACGTAGAAATGGATTTCACTGGTGATTCTGAAAAAGGTGATTCTGAAGCCAAAGAAGATGAGGCCAAAGGTGAAACTGAAAAACAAAAAGCATCATCGAATGAGGAACCAGAAGATGATGGATCCGATGATGCCGAATCTGATGGTAAATCTGGTGGTACAGGTTCCGCTGGCGCTGATGATGCATTGATTGAATCTGAAACAGATAAATCTTTCCGTCAGAAAGAAGAAGAACTGTACATGCGTGGTAAATCGAAGGAATTTTTATATTCAAATGTTCCTGATGTTTTACTTGAAAATGTAATTGTTGATTATAAAACGATTATCTCTGATATTGAAACAACGAATGTGAAACAATATCCTTTGTTGTGGAATCCAGAAAAGATGCGTGAATCATTGAATAAGTTCCGCAAAGAATCTAACAAGGTTGTTTCATACCTCGTTAAAGAATTTGAAATGCGTAAGAATGCGGAACAACAAAGCCGTGCTAGTATTTCTAAAACAGGCGAATTGAATATGTCCCGTATTCAAGACTACAAATTTACGGATGATATTTTTGCTCGAATGACAAAAGTACCAAATGGTAAATCCCATGGTCTTGTGATGTTCATTGATTGGTCTGGTTCAATGCAAGACCACATTAATCCAACAATCAAACAGTTGTTGAATCTTGTGATGTTCTGTAAGAAAGTGAATATTCCTTTCGATGTGTATGCATTTCATTCTAGTGGTATTTTGAATGATAAAACAGACACATTCTCTGGTTGCAAAAAAGTAACTGTGCTAAAAGTTGGTGATATTGCTGTACAACCATTTTCATTGTTGAATATTCTGTCACACAAAATGACAGCCAATGAATTCACAAAAATGGCATCTTATCTTCTTGATTATGGTACTGGTGGTCGTTTTGCCTCCTGTAGCAATTTTGTTCCGCCAGATAATTTCCGACTCTCTGGTACTCCGTTGAACGAAGCAATTATAGCCGCAATGACTCTTGTTCCTGAATTCAGAAAACAAAACCGACTTGAGGTTGTGAATACAGTTTTCCTAACTGATGGTGAAGGTTCTTCATTAGGTGAACGTATCGATAACATCCGTGAAGGTGGTCACCATTGGGATGGTGTTCGTATTGATTCAAACTGGAAAACCCGTTCGATCTTGCGTGATCCTGTAACGAAGGCAACGGCTGAAATCCTTTCTTGTGAAAAACGCACCTATGGTTCATACCAAGCAAATCAGACTGTGGCACTTTTGAAGTTGTTGAAACAACGAACAAATACAAACTTGGTTGGTTTCTATGTTGCTAAACTACGTGATGTACGCCAAGCATTGAATATCTATTCACCTGAAAAAGAACTTCTGCTGAATGATAAACGTATCATTGATTTTCGTAAAAATAATTTCACCTACCTACTTAAAGCAGGATATGATGAATATTATTTCCTGCGTTCGGACAAAATCGACACCGATGATGAAGATGAATTTGAAGTGACAACCAACACAACACGTGGTTTAGTTAACGCATTTTCAAAATACACTGGTGGTCGTATTTCAAACCGAATTGTACTTAACCGTTTTATTAATTTGATTGCATAGTATGATTAAAATTTTAAGTGATGTTTTATCACAAGAGTTTATCGACCAATTGTTAACATGGAACGATAATACTAAAGGTGGTGATGTATGGGCATCAAACCAAACAAAATGGGTTGATGTTCTTAAATATGCTACAGGTGGAACTATATTATCACGTGCGCTTCCTGATGAATGGAAGAATCCAATTTATTATGAGTTAGTGAACCGTGGTAAACTAGATTATCTTCCATACGGATCTTCAGCCATTCTTTATATCGGATATTCAACATCATGTGTGAATTGGCATAATGACTATCACGATTATGATGCTATGTCAATTTATCTCAATAAAGAATGGGATTCTAATTGGGGTGGCTGGTTTGCATGGACAGAGGAATTCAAGGGATTAGAGGGAAATTACAATCCAAAGATGGGTAATTTCTATTCACCACAATACAATACAGCCGTTCATTCTACTGAAAGAGAATGGCATTGTACAACACCATTAGCAACCACGGCTCCGCCGAGAATCTCAATTCAACTATTCTTCTCTAAGAACCCGAATGGCTGACAATAAACAATTTAAAGCACATTTAATAAAGTATAGACAAACTGATATGAAAGCGCCGGTTTGGTTCTGGATTAATCCGAATTCTGGTTCTACCCTATCTCCGAAGTTTGCTACACAAGGTGAAGCCGAGAATTGGTATGATACAGTTATAGAAACACATGAGATATCGTACAATTTATTGTCACGTTTGAAACATGGTAAGTTTCATAGAGTTTTTGGTAGAGTTGATCTCGGTGATGTCATATCATCCAAAAAAGCCAACGAATGCCCCTTTACTTTATATCTAGAAGATGATATACTAGAGGTTGAGGTTCTAGCTATTGACGTTGAAGATGCAAAGAACCGTGTGTGTGAATATTTTGAAATATTAGAATGGATAGACCAATGATCTCCGATAAAACTGTTGAACTAACAGACAAAGCAAAAAGCTACCTTGAAGAAAACCAGATTTACACCTCAAAGCAGGTGTGTTATGGTTATTCTCAGAAACTAATTGATTTGGTTGTTGAAGAATGTCTCGAAGCCATTAAACGAACGGACCTCCGTTCTATCACATATACAAACTTTGACCAAGATAGAACTGCATTCGCAATTAGTAAAGTTGTCGAGACAGTAAAAGCCAATTTTGGAAAATAATGAAATTTGATTGTGACAAACTCCTTGATTATTTAAAAATCAAGAGAGATAGACGCATGACATGGCATGTCTGGTTTGCATGGCATCCAGTACGAATCAGAGACCACGATTGCCGTTGGCTTGAGAAAGTGGAACGGAGAGGTAATATCGAGTATAGTGGAGAAGGTATTCCATATTGGAAATTTGAATATAGGGCAATTAAGTAATGTTTGTATTTGATGTTGAAACGCTAGGTAAAGATTCATCCTCGGTGATTCTCTCCATGGCTTGCCTCTATTTCAATCCAGAGGAGAAGAAGTCTTACCAAGAACTGGTAGACTCTGCGTTCTTTGT